CTTCAAAGGACGTGAAGGCTTGTACAACAATGTGGTGTTGCACAAACACAAGTCCATCATCAAGTTCAATGATTATGGTGCTGGCGGCAACGTGACAGCAGCGCGTGCGTTGTTCATGGGCGCGCAGGCAGGCTCGATGGCGTTCGGTTCAGAGGGCAACGGTTTGACGCGCTTCTCCTGGGGCGAAGAGACGGACGATCGTGGCAACCAACTTATCATCACCACCAATTCCATTTTCGGTGTGAAGAAAAATCGCTTCAATACCGAAGATTTTGGTTTGTTCAGTGTGGACACGGCGGCGGCAGATCCAGGTTAATGGATTTTCTTTCAACCTAAACAAATTTTTCATCTTAATTTTTTGGAGATAAAACTATGCCTAACGCCTATGAAACAGTACAGGCCAGCGTGCGCGGTCAAATGTTGGAAGCGTGTCGTGCAGGTGAAGTGAAAACGGTGCGCGTGAAATACAGCATTGATACCACCAACAATCAACTGGGCGCAGTGAATAACACAATCAGGTTTTTAAAGTTACCGCCCAATCACGTACCCGTTGATGGACTGGTGGATTGTGATGACCTCGATGCTAACGGCGCGCCCACCTTGCTGTTCGATTTCGGCCTGGATATCGACACCGATTGCTTCCTGGATAATTCCGCCATTGGGCAAGCGGGTGGACTTGCGCGGTTTGATAAAAAAGCGGGCTTTAGAATCGGTGACAGCAATGATGTTCGCTATGTGATGTTAACGGTGGTGACGCCAGCGGCGACCAATGCGGTTGGCGATATTTACGTGACGTTTTCGTATCGCGCTGTGGCTAACGACGACTAACCGCAATTTTTTTTAAATCCGAGGGAGCCTACTTCAACCAAGAGGCTCCCTTTTTTTTGCTTATCAAAAGGGTCTTTATGCTGATCGAATCCATTATCCGACGTAAGAACGGCACCACGGTTAATCTGGGCGCTGAAAAATATGTTTTCTTGCCCACGCCAAAGGATGAAGCGCACGTCTGTGAGGTTAAGGACGAGGCGCACATCAAACGCTTGCTCAACATCCGTGAAGGTTTTAAACCGCATTCCAGTGTGGGTGACAAGCTGGCAGTCAAATTTAGCACTCTGCCAGAACCCGCAGCAAAAGCTGAGAAAGTTGAACAAAAACCTAAAAAGACATTCGACCTCCATTCCCCCGAGAACTTAGGCGAGTTTGTTGATTCGCTCGATACCGACAGCCTGAACAACAAAGAGCTTTATCAAATTGCCCAGTTTCGCTTAAAGATCGACAACTACAAAAGCCGTGAAACCGTCAAGCGTTTTGCAGCAGATGAAATTGGCGTTGATCTTGATGAGCGCAAAACGCCGCCTGAAATGATTCGCGATCTGCTCAAAGCGATGCAGCAACAGGAATTCTCAGAAGCGAATGACGACGACGTGGACGACGATTTTAGCGATATCGACGTTATTGACATCGACCCAGAACTTTAAAGGATAAGCCGCGATGAAAGCCGTTGATTTGATTCCGCGTATTAAGCAGCTCACGCAAGATTATCTCCTGGAAACCTACACCCAAACGCATATCCTGGAAGTGTGCTATGAGGCTGAATGCGCGATCGTCACTTATAAGCCCGAAGTGAATATGGTGATTGAGAACCGACTCACCGTGGTAGGTACGGTGCAGACCTTGCCCGCCAATTCGTTGAAGCTGGTGGACGTGTTTAATAACATGGGTGTCGGCGGTAACACGCCAGGGCGCTCGATCAAGAAAATTGCCCGCGAGGAGATTGATAAGATCAATCCCAACTGGCACGCCCAAGCTACGTCAACCGAAGCCGAGCACTATATTTACGACCCGATGATCCCGAAAATCTTTCTGGTCTATCCACCTGCCAATGCGCAGTACATTCGCATTTGCACGGTGAAAGAAATACCCGCCTACAACTTCACGAGTCCCACCACCGAAGCCGCGATCGATCTCACGGTGACAACCGATTATGTCCCGCAGTTAACGAACTACATCGTGGGTAAATTGATGCTGCGCAACTCTGACCGTTCACCCAACTATCAACGCGGCGCCTATTTTATGTCGCAGTTCTATCAACAAATGGGCGTGAAGGATTTGGCGGATCAATATTTGTCGGAAGCCAATGACGGCAAGAAGGCGGCGAAATGAGGTTTTTAGCACTGGATGCCTTCAGGGACTACCTGAAACGTGATGTGGTCGGTGTGCCGACGCCTGTGATGGAACGAGCGATGGTCGATACCGCCATTGAGTTTTGTGTTAAGTCTAAACTCTGGCATCACGAGATGGACGCGCAAACCATTAAAACGGGCATTGCCGACTACACCCTGGATGATCATCGCTATGCGTCGATTGCCGATGTGAATCAACTGATGTGGAATGGTGCTTTATTAACGCCATTCCGCTGGGATGAGCTTGATCGAGATTACCCCCACTGGCGCAAAGCCCAGGGCCAAGCCGACGGCTACTGCTTTATCGAACGCGGCGAAATTCGACTGACCAAAATCCCCCTGTCCGATGCAGTGCTGGCGCTCACCGGCACGTTAATTCTAAAACCCAAGCGCGGCACAGACCATCTACCCGAATTCCTTTATGAAGATTGGATAGTCACGCTCTCAGCCGGTGCTCGGTCAAGTCTCCACAACATGAAAGCGAAGGACTGGACCGATGAGAATCAAGCAACAAAGCTGCGGAATCAGTTTGAGGTGGAGTTGAATGATGCGCGCTCTATCGGTATTCGCGCCTATTCCACCAAAGCCAGGGTACGCACCCAAGCGAGATTTTTTTAAATGACGATCACCACACGAACCATTACCTGCAAGTTTGAAACCGCGCACGGTATTGTGATACCGAACGTGAACTTCAGCCTTACGCTCACCGTATTTGATATCGAAAATGGCAGCGTCATTAGCTTATCCAAAGAACACCATATTGCGGATGGGAACGGCGTTAAAGTTCTCACGTTATGGGATAACGACAAAGGCAGAAACAGCAGCACTTATTCCATCACAGCTTACGACCCACTGACCGGCAAAAGAATCCTTGATCAAGAAGAATTTGTTGTTGATGGTGCGAATGCTTACCTGGCCGATCTGCTCGGCGTAACGGGTAAAACCCAAACAGGCAATAGCGGTACAGGCTCAATCGTTATCCCGATAGTCCTCTTTATCTAAAAACGCACTCACCCTGTTTCATTTACCAAATTTCATTTACCAAATTTTGTTGGTGATTTCCGATGGCTTTAAAAAAGTATTACGTTGATCTGACGTCAGGTAGCAACAGCAATACTCAAGATGGCTCGATCACTGACAATTGGGCTAACGCCTATAAAGATCCATCCTATGCTTTCAGCATTTTTGCATCCGGTAATGCCGGCAACACGATTGAAGTGTATATTCGTGGTACTACCGCTTATGCCCCTGCTGCTGTAACGGGATATCTTGATACTAACGCGCATACCGCAACATCTATAACCGTCATTGGCGAAGGCGCTTCAGCGGTGTCATACGACACAAGCAAGGCGAGACTCGAATTTACGGATATCTATGGAATCCGTCCTCGCGGCTATGCTGGAACACTGAAGCTCAAAAATCTCCAAATGAAAGTCACCCTGTCATCCTCATCGGCTGCAAGGGACGCGATCGATGGCTCATCTTTTACGGCGGGATTCCAAGGCATTTGCGAAAATGTCCGCATCCATGTCGTCAACAACCATGCAACCAATGTCATTAACGGCTATATGGCAGGCAATAGTAGTGGCCTATGGACGTTTGTAAATACGATGGTTATTTACAGTGGCACCGGCCCGATGAGTTACGGCCTCGGTTCTAACGCAAGTGGCAATGTGAAAGCGTTCAACTGTTTGGTCGATGGTCCCTGTGCAGAGGGTTTTCGCAAAGCCAATATTTACAATTGCATTGACGTAAGATCGACACTCGGCATTAACAACGATCAAGGCACTAGAACCACATTAAATTGCGCTACCTTGGATGGCTCGGCGGGTTCAATCGACGTAGGAACAACAATCGCTGCATGGGATGCGCACTTCACCAGTCGTGCCACGGGCGATTATTCTTTACGAGAGACATCCACGCTCATCGATGCTGGCGCCAATCAGAGTGGTATCAATGGTGGTGTTACAACGGACATTAGTGGCGCTGTCATTGGTACCGGTTGGCCTATAGGTCCCGATGAATTTGTTGATAGTGTGGCGCCTGCGTTAAGTTCACCGCTCGTGATTAACGTAACCGACCGCGCAGCCGATGGAAGGGTTACAACCGCCAACGATGCTAACGGAACGCTTTATGTCGTAATCACCAAATCCGCGACTCAGCCAACAACAACACAAATAAAAGCTGGGCAGAATCATTTAGGCTCAACGGTTGAAGTGGGTAGCGCCAATGTTCCTATTACGTCGGTTGGTACAAAAACCTTCGTAGCAGTAAGCGGTCTAGCTGCCTTCACTAATTATTACGCACACTTTTTACATCAAGATGCATCGACAAACTATAGCAATATCTCAACCAGTGCAGTCTTCAAAACATTAGCTCCTACTCAAGACCCGTATACCTTAACCGCTGTCACTAAGGCAACCTTATCAACACTCTATGAGTCCAATGCAATTACGGCGTCAGTAAACACCACTGTTTCGGTAGCGGGTGGCGGTGCAGAAATCGCGATTTCGTCCAATGGTGGCGCAAATTATTCGGGTTGGACATCTCTTACTTCAAATATTCTAACGGGCAATTTAGTTAAGTTTAGAGTGACCAGCAGTGCATCTCTCAATACGTTGGTTTCGCCAGTAGCCACTATCGGCGGTGTCAATGCGACCTGGAATGTCAGAACCAAGAAAGATGCAACCGCACCCATCCTATACCCACCGAAAAACAAATCATTTGGC